CGGCATATAAGAGAGCTGCAGCTTCATATTCTATTGAACAAGAAGGTAGAAGAAGAAGGGACGAATATCAAGATGGTGTTATTCGTAACAGTATAAAATCACCATCACCATAATAAGGAGATATAAAGTATGGCAAACATAGTACCTAATTCTTTCAAGTCCGGCTTGTTAAAAGGAACTTTTAATTTTGACACTTCTGGAAATGGAGGAAACACTTTCAAGTGTGCTTTGTATACTAGCATAAGTAACTACAGCGTAACCTCAACTGTATTCCTATCAGGAACAGGACAAGGTGAAGTCAATCCAAGTGGAACAGCTTATCCAGCTGGTGGTAAAGATTTAACAAACAATGGAGTTGCAGGAACAACAACTGCATTTATTGATTTTGCTGATCTAACTTTTCCATCTGTTACATTGACTGCTGCAGGAGCTGCGATATACAAATCAACTGGAGGCGGAAACGAGCTTGTACTAGTTTTAGATTTTGGTGGCAATAAAACAGCAACTAATGGAGACTTTGTTATTCAGTTTCCTACTGCTGATGCTTCAAATGCTATTATTAGATTAGGCGACGCGTAATAGAGGATTAAATAAATGGCTTTTGTACTTAACGACAGAGTTAAACAGACGAGTACGTCTACTGGCACAGGAACTATAAACCTATCAGCTACTGCTGAAACAGGTTTTGAAACTTTTGTTGCTGGTATTGGAACTACAAATAGTACGTTCTATTGTATATCTCACGACGGAACTTCTGAATTTGAAGTTGGTATCGGAACTGTAACAGATGCATCACCTGATACACTTTCTAGAGATACCATTATCTCCTCTTCAAACTCAGACAACGCAGTGAATTTTACAACAGGAACTAAGACTGTATTTTGTACTTATCCTGCAAAACGTGCACCGTCTGCAAGTATGACAGCTACAACTTATATTAACACACATGCTTCAACTATTTCTGATACGCAAACAATTGATTCAGGAGTGTTAGCAGGACCGGTAACTGTATCAGGATCGGTAACAGTAACAGGTAATTTGGTAATTATATAATGAGTCAGATAGAAGTAGATAAAGTAATACCACAGTCAGGAACTAATTTACAAATTGGTGAAGCTGGTGATACTATTAACTTAACTACTGCAACTGTAAATTTACCAACAGGTGTTGGCGGAATATCATGGCAAGCAGTAAAAACTGCTAACTTTACTGCGGTAGCAGGTGAGGGATATTTTGTAAACACAACAAGTGGAGTTATTACAGCAACTTTACCGTCATCTGCAACTATTGGAAATGAAGTTTCAATAATAGATTATGCTGGAACAGCAGATACAAACAATATAACAATAGGTAGAAATGGACATAACATTCAAGGTGCAGCATCAGATATGACAGTGTCAACTGAAAGAGCTGCTTTTACATTAGTTTATGTTGATTCAACTCAAGGATGGTTATTAAAGGACAAGTAATATGGCTAATTATAAAGATTTAAGATACGTGTTTCCTGCAAGTTCCATAACGTCTGGAACATTTAACGATGCACGTATAGCGGCATCTAATGTATCACAACACGCACAATCTTTTGATGATAATAAAATTGTCAATGATATTTCTACATTAGGATTAAGAGTACACACACAAGAAAATCTTAATGCATCTAATACTAACTCTGCATCTTTTGATGTATTCCAAGATAGTTCTGGAATTACAAATTTAACTAATGTAATTAGAAATGATGCTGAATATTTATCTTCTGTTTCATCTGCTTTAGCAACAAGTTTTACAAATCTTAATTTAAATCAAAATCCATATCTTCAATCATCTAATGTTACTGGGGGTAATGAAGATATATTTACTTCTAGTGATGCTCTTGCAGGTGATTTAGGTTCTGGTGCTTATATTGAACTTCAAGATAGTGGAAATGATTGTGTAAGAAGTGTATATACACCAAGTCATATGGGAGCAAACTTTCAATGGGATAAAGATTGGGAGTTAATAATTACTGGATATAATATGGCTCAACATTTTCATGGTATTCAAAGTTCTACTGGTATTAATAATCTTACAGATGATACTGGAACAACTGATAGTATAAGAACTATGGGTGGTTTAGGAAATCATGCTGCAACAAGTGGTAACTTTTTTGTATGGATGAACGCAGGATATTCTGGTGCAGATGGTTTTCAACCAAGAGGTGCTTCAAATACAAGTGTTATAGACCAGTTTGTATATGCAAATCCTAATGGTATTACTACTAGATGGGTACATGATGCTTCAGCAGGAACAATAAAAGCACATGCTATTCAAAGAAACTCATCAACATATTTATCAAATAGTGGTGGTTCTGCTCTTGTATCTATTGGTGATACATCTCAATCAGATGGTTCAGGTAGAAAAAAACCGACAAGTGGTTATCCAAGATTTGTATTTGGTCATCATAATAGTGCAGGAACAGCAAAGTTTCAAGTTTGGCATAAACTTATTGTAGATAATACAAATGCAACTGGTTCATTTGAAAGTAATGCAATAACAGCAGCATCATCAACTTCTAAAATGGGTGCAGTAATTACCTATCAAGACCATGCAGGAACTAACGCATTAAACACAGATATTATTTTAAAATTATCAGCAGACAATGGTTCAAACTATTCGACTGCTACACTTACAGCTTTACCAAATTTTGCTACTGGTATTAAGATGGCGAAAGTTAATGACTTATCAGTAACAGCAGGTACACAATTAAAATATAAATTAGAATTTGCTAATCAAGCTAGTGGAAGTAAAGAAGCTAGAATAAGAGGAGTATCATTACAATATTAATATGAGTGAAGTTAAAGTAAATAAAATAACACCTAGATCAGGTACGACTGTAACGATGGGAGACTCTGGAGATACAGTTGTATTTCCATCTAACGCTTTACAAAATTCATCTTTACCTGGTTCAGGACAAATTACAATTAACGGTCAAGCAGTAGCGCTTGGTGGATCAGTAACTATTGCTACAGAATCAAGACCAACTTTTACATCTATTACACCGTCAACAATTGAAAACACACAAACTACTTGTGTTATAGCTGGTGGTAGTTTTGTATCCGTGCCATTGGTTACGGCTATCAATAGTTCTACAGGTGCAAGTGTTGTAGCTGATGAAGTAGCTTTTAACTCAGCGTCACAGATTACAGTTAAGTTTACTTTACCTGTAGATGGCACATACAAATTATATATTGAAAATCCAGATGGTAATGCAGTTCAAACAGGTGCTGTACTTACAGTTTCTGATGCACCAGCCTGGCAAACAGCAGCAGGATCATTAGGTTCATTTAGTGGTGGAGCAAGTTTTGGTACAATTACATTAACAGCAACTGACTCAGTATCAATGGCAAAAGTATCAGGTACTTTTCCAGGTGGTATGACATTAAATAGTGGATCAGGTTCATCTACATTGACTGGAACTGAATCTGGTGCTACAGCTGATACAACGTACAGTTTTACGATACGAGCCACAGACGCTGAAGGGCAAACTGCGGATCGTGCGTTTACAATAACAATTAGTTTAGGAGCAAATAACTCAGGACAGTTTAACTAGGGTAATATTATGGCAAACAGTTATTTATCAAGATCAGTATCAAGTGCAGGAAATAGAAAAACTTTTACTCTATCTGCTTGGGTTAAAAGAGGTAAGGTAAGTTCAGGAGAACATAATATATTTGGAAATTCTGATAGCGGTTATAATAATGGTTTTGCAGTTAAGTTTAATTCTTCAGACCAACTAAGAGTTATTATGCAAGACTCAAGTAATTATGAAAAAAAACCAGATAGATTATTTAGAGATCCTAGTGGATGGTATCATTTAGTTATTCAAGTTGATACTACACAATCTACAGCGACCGATAGAGTTAAAATATGGGTCAATGGTGTGCAAGAAACAAGTTTTGCTACAGACACTATGCCTTCTCAAAACTATGACACTCACTGGAACAACACTACACAAATTACTACAGTAGGTAGGGCTGGTAACTATAATGGAGATTATTATGATGGTTATATTACTCATGCTGCAAACGTAGATGGAGCCGTAGTAGCACCAACAGTATTTGGTGAAACAGACTCTACATCAGGTATTTGGAAATTTAAATCACCATCTGGTGTTACTTGGGGTACTAATGGTTTTCATTTAAAAATGGAAAATTCTGGAAACATGGGTTTGGATAGTTCAGGTCAAACAAACAATTTTACAACTAACGGAAATTTAAAACAAGCACTTGATACACCATCAAATGTTCATGCTACTATAAATACATTAATTAAACCAGGTCCTGATATAAAAACTGTAATTAATGGAAACCTTTCTCAAAATGCATCATCTTCTAATGCTTGGGCATCTTTATATTCAACTTTAGCTGTTAGCTCAGGAAAATGGTATTGTGAATTTAAAGTTGATGGAACTTATGTTAGTGACCAAAATAATCTTATATTTGGAGTCAGAGATGTAGATAATCTTAATCAAAGTTCACATGATAAAATTTCTCAAACTGCACACGGATTTGGTTATAGAGCGCAAAGTGGTTCTAAAGAAACAGGTAATTCACAATCTTCTTATGGTAATTCTTATACAACTGGAGATGTGATTGGTTTAGCTATGGATTTAGATAATCAAAAATTATATTTTCATAAAAATGGAACATATCAAAATAGTGGTGACCCTACATCTGGTAGCACAGGAACAGGTGCAGCATTTACTTTATCAAGTGGTGTATCTTATGTAGTTGGTGCATCTAGTTATTACACACAAGACCATTATTCTTTTAACTTTGGAAATGGATTTTTTGGCACTACAGCTATAAGTTCTGCAGGTTCAAATGGTAATGGAAGTTTATTTGAATATGATGTACCATCTGGATATTACGCATTAAATACAAAAAATATTAATACATATGGATAGGATATAACATGGCGTACGCATCAATTACAAAACCTGAATTACATTTTAACACACTTACTTATGTAGGTAACGCTGCTAGCTCAAGAGCAATGACTGGAGTTGGATTTCAACCAGATATGACTTGGATTAAAAATAGAGATGATGGTTCTAGATATCATGTTTTAGCAGATGTAGTAAGAGGTGTAAATGGTTCTGGAGGAATGAAATTATTATACCCTAATGATAACCAACCTCAAAACACTACTGATACAGCTAATATTAAAACTTTAGATAGTGATGGTTTTACTATTGGTAGTGATAACAATGTTAATAAAAATAGCGCTAAGCACGTAGCATGGAATTGGAAAGCAGGGAACGCACAAGGTTCTTCAAATACAGATGGTTCTACAAATACTACTTATACTTCTGTTAACGCAACAGCAGGTTTTTCAATATCTCAATACGCAGGTTCAGGAAGTCTTGCTACTGTTGGACATGGTTTAGGTGCTGCTCCAGAAATGGTATTAATTAAATCTAGTTCACACACTGAAAATTGGACTGTACTTCATACAGGTTTAGGTGCGGGTTATTATGGTTATATGAATAGTAGTAATGCATTTGGTGGTAGTGGTAGTAATACATCAATGTTTAATAATACAGCTCCAACAAATTCAGTTTTTACTGTTAATACTGATGGTGCTGTAAACGGTAGTGGTAAAACTTATATGGCTTACTGTTTTAAATCAATTAAAGGTTATAGCAAAATGGGAAGTTACACAGGAAATCAAAATGCAAATGGAAATTTTGTGTATTTAGGATTTGAGCCTGCACTTATAATATTTAAAAATACAGGTGCTAATGAAAACTGGGCAATGTTTGATAATAAAAGAGATACTTATTACAATCCAGTTACAAAATTTTTACAACCAAATGATAGCGCTGCAGATAATAATTCTCTTGTAGATTTTTTATCTAATGGATTTAAACTTAGACAAAACGAATATAGAATGACACAATCAAACACAATAATTTATATGGCGTTCGCTAAGCATCCACTTGTAGCAAACGTAGGATCAAGTATACCAGCAACGGCAAGATAATTATGAGTAGTATATTAAAAGTAAATACAATAGTACCTGAATCAGGCTCTACAATAACAATTGGAGAGTCAGGTGATGTAATAAAAAATACTGGCCCTGCTATTACTGCAACTCAAGGAACTTCTTCTAATCCAATAACTTTTACAGTAACTGTAGCTGCAAAAACTTCAGGTAATGTTTATAATGGTGCAGGAAGTTCTAATGCTTATTTTATAAATGGTGTTGAAGCTCCAGCTATTTTAATTGAAGGTAATGAATCTTCTTCTTATGAATACTATTATAAATTTGATCAATCAGATAATTCTAACTCTGGACATCCTTTAGTATTTTATTTAGATGCAGCTAAAACAACAGCATTTACAACTAACGTAACAACAAATGGTACACCTGGTCAAGCAGGTGCATATACACAAATTAAAGTAGGAGGTTATACTCCTCATGTTCTATATTACCAATGTAGTAGTCATGGCCTTATGGGTAATAAACTTATTAACCCAGCTACAAAAACTTTTAATCTTAGCGGTGCAGCTTTAACTTTACCAACAGGCACAGGCACTGCAAACCAAGTTTTAAAAATTTCAAGTGTATCTAGTGGTGTTTCAACTTTAACTTTTGGAGACCCTGTAACTTTTCCAACTATCTCATCTATCAGCCCAAGTGTTCTTGAAAACACAGCAACAAACGTTGTAATTACTGGTACAAATTTTAAAGATAGTTCAACACCGCCAACTGTTGATGCAATTAATTCATCAAGTGGTGCAATCGTAACTGCAAACTCTGTAACGTTTACAAGTGCAACTTCCATAACTGCAAACTTTACTTTACCAGTTGATGGTACATATTTTTTAAGAGTAGAAAATAGTGATGGTCTTGCGGCAAGATCAGCTTCTGCATTATTGACTGTATCTGATGCACCTGCATGGACAACTGCGGCAGGTAGTTTAGGAACAGTATCAAATGGCGGAACTATCAACTTTACAGTAGCGGCTACTAATGCTACAACCTTTGGAGTACAATCTGGAGCACTTCCAGGTGGTGCAAGTTTAAATACAAGTACTGGTGCGATCACTGGTACTGAATCAGGCTCAACGCAAACAACGACGTATACATTTACTATACGAGCAACGGATGCAGAGGGTCAAACAGCGGATCGTCAGTTTACAATTACAGTATCTCACGGTGCGTCAGGTGGAGGACAATTTAACTAGAATGGCTACAGCAAGTTTAGAACGAACAACATCAACAGCACCTACTTTAACAACAAAAGCAACTATTTCATATTGGTGTAAAAGAGCTAACATGGCTGCTTGGAATAATGGAGCAATAGGGGGTGGACATGATAGTGGAAACACAGCTAATAATAATTGGCAAGTAGGATTTATAGATACAGATCAATTTTATTTATGGAATAATGGTGTAAGTATGAACCTAATATCAACTAGGAGAGCTAGAGATACTAGCGCATGGTATCATGTAGTTTGGACTTTAGATTCAACACAAAGCACAGCAGCAGACAGAGCGAAATTATATATTAATGGAGTTCAAGAAACTGTTTTTAGCACAGCTAATTACCCAACTCAAAATGGAAATTTTGATATGGGTAGAAATGGAAATGCTTTTAGAGTAGGTAAATATATTAATACAAGTGGTAGTGATTATTGGTTTGATGGTTGTTTATCACATTTTCATTTTATTGATGGTACAGCTTACCAAGCATCTACATTCGGTTCAACAGATGCAACAACTGGAGAGTGGAAAATTAACCCGACTCCAAGTGTAAATTATGGAAATAATGGTGTTTTTCTTTTAAAAAATGATAACTCCAATTTAGATAGGTCTGGTAATGGACTTAATTTTACAATGGGTGGAACTGTTTCAAAAACAGAAGATAATCCAAGTAATGTTTTTGCTGTATTAGATACAAATAATATAACATTACAAGGCACATCAACTTATGCATGTGGTGGAACAAAATTTAAAAATAGTAGTGCTAATTGGGGTTCAGCAATAAGCACTCTTATGCCTACTTCAGGAAAATGGTATTTTGAAAGTCAAGTAACAGATAATAATGGTCAAAAATTTATGATGGGTATTTGTGATATGGATAAATATCCAGAATGGAGATGGCAAAGTTATCCTTATTTTGGTTATAGAGGATATTGCTATTATGGAGATGGAAAATTTATAGGTACTAATTCAAGTGGAACTACTAATTCAGATATAACTACATCTATAACTCAAACAAATAATAATGATTATATTGGCATGGCCGTAGATTTGGATAATAATAAATTATATACGCATATTAATGGAACTTATGTAAATTATGGTGGTGTGCAAAATCCAAATACAGCAGCTTATCCTTTAGATATTTCTTATGGAAGAACTACAAATGGTACTGTAGCTTTTGGAATATCAACAAGAGATAATTATAACATGTATGTAAATTTTGGTAATGGAAGTTTTAATGGCGTAGCACTTACAGGAACAACTTATCAAGACAGCAATAGTCAAGGTATATTTAAATATCAACCACCCACAAACTTTTTAGCTTTGTGTACAAAAAATTTAAATGAATAGGAGATAAAATGGCTTTTACTACAGTTGATAAATCTACAGCACATCATGATTGTAAACTTTATACAGGAAATGGTGGTACATTAAATGTAACAGGTCTTGGATTTCAGCCAGATTTTTCTTGGTTGAAATGCAGAAGTATAGCATATCATCATGCTTTATTTGATAGTGTAAGAGGTATATCAAAAAGAATAAGAAGTAACGACCAAAATGTACAAGAAACTTCATCTGGTGAAGGTATAACTGCTTTTAACTCAGATGGTTATACAGTAGTTCAAGGAAGTACATTTGAATATGGCAATAATAATGTACCTTATCAATCTTGGAATTGGAAAGCAGGAACAACTGGTTCTGGTACAACTACTGGCTCTGGAACAGGTAAAGCATATTCTTATTCTGTAAATACAACAGGAGGATTCTCTATTGTTAAATATAAGGGTAATGGTACAGCAGGTCATACAATACCACATCATTTAGGCACAACACCTAATTTAATTTTAGTTAAAAACTTAAGTTCAACTCAATCGTGGTTAACAGGAATGACTGTATTAGGTTGGACAAAAAATTTACACCTAAATGAAACTGGAGCTGTAGAAACTGCAACTAGTATATGGAATGACACAGCACCTACATCATCTGTTTTTACTGTAGGAACAAACTCAAAAGGTAATACTAATGATGATGATTATGTTGCTTATTGTTATGCAGAAAAAAAAGGTTACTCAAAATTTGGATTATATAAAGGTAATTCAAGTTTAATGGGTACTTCTTATCATGCACCTATGATCTATACAGGGTTTAAACCTACAACACTTATTATAAAAGGAATTAGCTCGAACAGTAGAGATTGGTATATTTGGAATAATAAAAATTTAGGATATAATCCTGATAATAACGAACAATATCCATCAGATACTAGCACAGAGGGAACTGCTGATAAAGTTTATTTAATGAGTAATGGTTTTAAACTTAATCATAGTGGAACTGGTGTAAATAGTAATGGTGAAGATTATATATACATGGCATGGGGCCAAACAATAGTAGGATCTAATAACATTCCTTGTACTGCGAGGTAACCTCGCATGTATTTTGGTGCTACACCTTTTGCAGCCGCACCCTTCTCAGATGTAGGGTTTAATCCTAACGCATTTGTCAATGTCCTTGGATCAAGGATCAATGTAAATATAGGCAACTCTACAATATCTGGAGATGCTAATTTTTCAGTCACAGGTAAACGATTAAATATATCTACTGGTAATGTAACCATTATTGGTAAAGCAAGAGAAGTATTAGTCGGTAATGGGTTAGAACTAGGTATTGGTAATGCAGAAGCTTCTATACCTAAAGATGTACCAGTAACTGGTAATGGCTTTGAATTAGCTAAGGGAACAGTTACTACAAAAGCTGGTGCTGTACCAACCATAACAGGCAATAGATACAATATTGGTACTGGTAATGTTACGATCATTGGTAAATGTAATTTATCAGTTACTGGCAATGGCTTTGATATAGCACTTGGAAACGTTACAGCTAAAGCAAACGCAACTGCAATAGTATCTGGTAAGAGATTTAACATAGGCACAAGTGATGTAACCGTACTAGCTAAAGCAAAAGCGTTACCATCTGGTAATGAATTTGAGCTAGGTACATCTGATATAACACTAAGAATGTGGGAAGCAGTGCCTACAAACGCAACACAAACTTGGGTGGAGATACCGTAATATGTTTTTTGGAGCAACATCGTTTTCAGCTACAACTTTTGCCGGAGTCGGCATTCAAAACGTTGTGGTATTAGTCAATGGTAAAAGGGTCAATATTGCTATAGGAAACGCTGAAGTAGACTTTGGAGTTAACCCTACAGGCAGCAGAATTAACCTTGCCAACGGTACCGTTAATGTGGTATCTTGGAACGATATAGATCCAAACGCAACAGGGACATGGGTTCCAATAGACCCATTGAACCCATAGGAGAATTATGGCATCAAGTACGTCAAGTGATTTAAAACTAGAACTAATTACAACAGGTGAAAAGTCAGGTACCTGGGGTACAATTACAAATACAAACCTACAAATATTAGAACAAGCAGCTAGTGGTTATATAGCTATTGATGTAGCATCTAGCGATGTTGCTTTAGCATTGTCAAATCATGCTGTGTCAAATGGTAAAAATTTATACTTTAAATTAACAGGAACTCTAGCAGCTAACAGAACAGTTACTATGCCAGATTCTGCAGAAAGAGTTTTTATTGTAGAAGATGCTACAGCTAGATCATCAAACAATTACACACTAACAATTAAGACTGTATCAGGGACCGGGATAGCTTTACCAATTGGATCTAAGTCTTTGGTATATTCAGATGGTACTAACGTAAACAAAGGTTTAATTAACAAAGGGTACTACACAGTACCAGGAGCATATACTGCAGTAGATGGAGATCAGTTATTAGTTGATACATCTTCGGGTGGTATCAATAGTTCAGTAACAGTAACCCTACCAGCAACACCTGCTATCGGTAACGAAGTTACCTTTATTGATAGTGGAAACAACGTTAACTCTAATAATCTTACAGTTGCAAGAAATGGCTCAAACATATTAGGATCAGCTTCTAATTTAGTAGTTAACACAAATGGTGCAGCTTTTACTTTAGTATATGTAAATGCAACAAGAGGCTGGGCATACAAAGATAAAATATAGGAGCTAGCAGATGGCTCTAGTTGAGTACAAATTTCTTCCAGGAATAGACAAACAATCTTCTGACTCTGGTGCAGAAAACCGTTGGATTGATTCTAATAATGTTAGATTTAGATATGGTTTACCAGAAAAAGTAGGTGGATGGTCATCACTTGTTACGGATACAATAGTAGGTGTATCAAGAGCAATGCATGCTTTTACAGATCTAACAGGTAATAGATATGTTGCTATAGGTACAGATAAATTTTTATTAATATACTTTGAAGGTAAGCTTCACGATATTACACCGTTAAAAACAACTTTAACATCTGCAACAATTGCAACTACAAGTGGGTCTCCTACATGTACAATTACAAAAGCAGCACATAATTTATCTGTCGGAGATATTGTACAATTAGATAGTGTTACTTTACCAGGTGGTACAGGTTATCAAAATACTGACTTCGAAGATAAAAATTTTCAAGTTATAACAGTGCCTACAACAGGTACGTTTACAATTACACAATCATCTAATGCATCAGGTACAGTATCTGCTGGTGGTAGTTTAAGTTTGAAACCTTATGAGCCTGTAGGACCAAGAGCACAAACATATGGTTATGGTTGGGGTGTTGCTGGTTGGGGCGATGGTAACTGGGGTGAAGCTGCAACAGCTTCTGACGTATCACTAGAACCAGGACTGTGGTCATTAGATAATTTTGGAGAAGTATTGATTGCAACTATTGCAAACGGTAAAACATTTACATGGAATGGTGGTGCAGCGTCTGCACTAAATAATCGTGCATCAACTACGACAACAAGTTTTGAAACTAATAATAACCCAACAGCAAGTAGAATTACACTTGTATCACCAACAACTAGACACTTAATACATCTTGCAACAGAAACAACTATTGGTAATACAGCAACACAAGATGACATGTTTATAAGATTCTCTGACCAAGAAGCAATCAACACGTATGCACCTACTGCAACAAACACTGCAGGTACACAAAGACTACAAGATGGTACAAAAATTATGGGTGCATTAAAAGCAAAAGAAACTATTCTTATTTTTACAGACAATGCATTGTATACTATGAAGTTTGTTGGTGCACCATTTACGTTTGGATTTGAACAGGTTGGTACAAACTGTGGTTTAATAGGTAAGAATGCAGCTGTAGAAATAGATGGTGTAGCATACTGGATGTCACCAAAAGGGTTTTTTGCATTTGACGGTACAGTTAAATCTTTACCTTGTACTGTTGAGGACCATGTGTTTGAAAACATTGATACTACAAAAGGACAACAGGTAAATGCAGGATTAAATAATTTATTTACAGAAGTTGTTTGGTGGTATCCAAGTTCAGGTTCAGATTACAATGACAAATATGTTGTACTTAACTTTGGTGAGTCTGCATTAACAAGAGTTGTAGGCGGTGTTTGGTATACAGGAACAGAAGCTAGAACTAGCTGGGTAGATGCAACTATATATCCAAAACCTTTTGCAACTAAATACAATGTATCTGCAAGTGGTACATTTCCTACTATTGTAGGTGAGTCTGGCTTAGGACAAACTACATTATTTGAACATGAAGTAGGAACAGATCAAGTAAATCCAAATGGTACAACTACATCAGTTACATCTTTTATAAAATCATATGATATTGATATAGAGCAGAGATCTAGAAATCCAATTGCACCTGCTGTTGCTGGTGAAGTATTTATGAAGATGAGAAGATTTGTACCTGATTTTAAATCATTACAAGGTAATGCAAAAGTAACATTAGGTGTAAAAAGATATCCACAAGAAACTCAAACTAATACAGCATTAAGTCCTTTTACAATATCATCCAGAACAATTAAAAAAGATACTAGAGCTAGAGGACGATATATAAATATTAAAATAGAAAATGATACCTCTAGTGAGTCTTGGAGATTTGGCACTCTTAAATTAGATGTACAACCAGATGGTAGAAGATAATGACTAAAATAAATATAAGATTACCAGAACCAAAAGAAGAATATGATGTATCAAACCAAAAACAAATTAACAGAGCTTTGACTATTATGAAGGATCAATTAAATTCTACATTTTTGGATGAAGTGAAACAGGAGCAGGAACGAGTTTCTTGGTTTATAGGTGGCTAACGTATTTACAAACGCTAAAAAAGACTTAACAACCAATGGTGTAACCACTGTATATACAGTGCCTGCATCAACAACTGGTATAGTAAAATCAATATTAGTATCTGAGGACTCGGGAAACGCGGATACTATAACTTTGACCTTGACAGATGCATCTTCAAATGTATTTAGTTTATATAAAACCAAAGCTGTATCTGCCAATGAAACAATAGAGCTGTTATCACAGCCCATAGTTTTACAAGAAAGTGAGGCTATAAAGGCTACTGCAGCCACAGGAAACAGGTTACATATTGTGCTTTCTGTGTTACAAATAAATAGGGAATAATTATGGCTTTTAAAGAAGAAGGATCAGTAGAATACGTAACAATTGATGGTAAAGAAGTACCTGTTGTTAAGTGTGAAGCTGAAATAGTTTTAAGAAATACAAAAACAAATTACGAATATAATTCTGACAAAGAAGCAGAAGACGATATTGCAAATCCAGAAACAGATACAGTTAGGGAAGATATAACTAGATCTGTAAAAATTAAAGTAGCAAAGATGCCATCGTTAGGTGCATCATCAGATAAGGAAGATGAGTAAAAAACCATTAACAATATCTGAATCCGCTGCCGTGCAGATGCCGATGAAGACGGTTGCCAGTCTAATAATTATCGTGGCACTCGGCACCATGGGCTATTTTCAGATTGTTGAAAGGTTAAACATAGCGGACACTCGAATACAATTAATGGAAAAAGATTTACAAGAAAACACAGAGTTTAGAATAAAATGGCCACGTGGACAACTAGGTTCATTGCCCGCAGATTCTGAACAGTTCATGATGATTGAAGATCTTTATAAGACCACAGATAAGTTAAATACACATATCGAAAACATGGCACTAAACAAAGTGAACATAGAATTTTTAAGAAAACAAATGGACAAAGTTTTAGACGATATAGAAAAATTAAAAGATGCTAATCGAGAGATTGGTTATAAGAATGGGAGTTATTCACAATAATGTCTATATTTGCAGCACCCACTTTTTATAATCAAGCTGATCAAAACATTTATAATCAAGGTTTTAGTTTTGTACCTCAAGAAAGATTTAGAGGCGGTGCATTTAATTTTCCTACCACACCAACTACAACAGGAGCAGCTACAGGTATAGAAACAGTGCCTATAAACATGGGTGGCGGTGGTGGAAACTCAATGTTTACCGGTGGAGTAAATAATTTAATAACAGATTACAACACAATTACAAAAGATAGATATTTTCGTAATCAAGATACTCCATTAGTAGATGATTTATACCAAAGTAAACTTGATAAAACTTTTATGGGTTTTCCAAGTTATAAACAACAAGAATTAACGGGTCCTGATTTAGGTGAATATATTGGAACTAACACAGACGTTCCTTTAGAACTAACCAGAGCCGGTAGAATACAAGAGGGCTTAGGAAGTTTTAAAGATAAAATTGGTAATGTTATGGGTTCAATTTCAGGTTTTGGTCCAATAAGTATGGCACTTAATGCTATGGATAGATTTGATACTTTGTCACCAGTTGATCAACAATTTATAAACATGAATATGGGTTATACAGGTCCGACAGTATTTGGTGAGAATAGATCAGGGTTATCGAAAGATCCTTATGGAATAAACACTAGGTCTGCATTTGGTAATTATGCAGATTATGTAGAAAATTTTAACACAGATTATACAGATGAAGAACTTGCTAACATGTCTAAATTTAGACGACAAAAAATACAGTTTTATCAACAAAAACAAAAAGAATTACAAGAAATAAGAGAAGCAGAAATTCAAAAACAAAAAGAACAAGCTCAAAGTTTTATGGATAAAAACCCTAATTATGGTGATCCAGAGAAAAATATAAACCCTGGTAGTGGTGGTGGAAAAGGGTATGATCCTGGTGCGGACTATAGTGGATCAGATAAACGATCACAGGATAACAGAAGTTCTGATCTAGGTTTTAGTGATATTAGATTAAAAGAAAACATAGAGTTAATAGGTAAATCACCATCTAATATAAATATTTACAGATTTAACTACATAAGTAACCCTATTAAATATCAAGGTGTTATGGCTCATGAAGTGCCTTGGGCTAGTCAAAAACATGGCAGTGGGTATCTAATGGTAGACTATAATAAGATAGATGTAGACTTTAAAAAGGACATTGATTATAGCTCAAAAACACTATACAAAGAGGATTTAGACTAAATTATGGCAATATCTAGATCATTAATGGAAAGACAATTACGAGCCGGTGGCGGGATTATGACACTAGAAGAACCTAGACAAGGTTATTTTCTAGGTAAGATTGTAAAAAAAGCTAAGCGTGCTGTAAAGAAAGTTGTTAAATCACCAATAGGTAAGATAGCTTTAGCGGCAACTGCTGCAAACTTTGCACCAATGTTGTTGGGTAAACAAACTTTATTACAACAAGCAGGTGGTTTTGGTGGTTTAGGAAGTTTTTTAGGTAGTAAAATATCAAATGCTTTTGCTCCAAATACTTTTTTATCTGGTTTAGTTAGAAAAGATGGTGGTGCTGGAGCTTTATCTGCAGGTAAGTTAGGTCTTTTAGGTTTAGGCGGAGCTGCAATTGCTGCACCATTCTTAATGGGTGGTGATGAGGAAGAAGTAGAAGAAGAAACACCATTTACACAAACACCAGATAGTATTGCAAGTATAGTCAACATGGCTAGACAACAGGACCCAAGTTTAAGATTTTTACCTAAACCAAAATTTGTAGATAACTTCTACGCTGCTGATGGTGGACTAGCAAGAATACCAATGCAAGAAGGTGGTATGATGGATTTAGGTGGTTTTGAAAAAGACTATAGAGAAGGTGGTTTTGTGCCACTAGGAGCTGAGGAAAGAGCTGATGATGTACCAGCTAGACTTAGCAAAAATGAATTTGTATTTACAGCTGATGCTGTAAGAAACGCAGGCGGTGGCGATATAGATAAAGGTGCTGAAGTTATGCAAAACATGATGGACAATTTAGAAGCAGGTGGTACTATATCAGAAGAGTCGCAAGGTAAAAATCCTGCACAAGAAATGTTTGATCAAGCACAAATGATGGAGGGTAGATTAGCATAATGTCATTACCAGATTATTTACAAGATACATCAAAAGATTTTGCCAAACAGTTAACGGCAGCAACATCTGTACCTATTAATACTGGTACATTTACTGGTAGACAATTTGTTGCTGGTGAAGACCCAATGCAAACACAAGCTATTAATTTAGCTACACAAGGTGTTGGATCTTATCAACCATTTTTAACAGCAGCACAACAAGCTGTTACAACACAAGCAGGATTATCTGGCCCACAAGCATTTCAACAATTTATGTCTCCGTATCAACAACAAGTTATTGACACAACTCTACAAGACTTTGATCGACAAGCTGCTATAGGTAGACAAGGGATCAGGGACGATGCAGTCACTGCAGGAGCTTTTGGTGGTGGTAGAGAAGGTGTACAGATGGCAGAGTACGATGCAGGTAATTTAAGAAACAGAGCTAGCTTACTTGCACAATTACAACAACAAGGATTTACACAAGCTAATCAATTAGCACAAAACGCATTTACACAACAAGGTAATTTAGCAGCTCAACAAATGGGTCTGTCTAATTTCCAAAGAGGATCGTTAGGTCAAGATGTTTCTGCACTAGGTAATCTTGGTGCGTTTAGACAAGGTCTAACACAATCACAATTAACTGCAGACGCTAACGCTGCAAGAACTGCTGCTTATGAACCTATGACTAGATTAGATCAATACGGTGCTGGTCTTGGTAGACTTGCAGGATTTGGTTCTGCGCCGGCTCCTGTTGGTGGCCCAGCAACTGATCCACTTACAGCAGGTATAAGCAATGCTGTTGGACTTGCAGGTATATTTGGTAAACTATACGGTAATAGATAATGAGACCATTAAATAGACCAATGTTTAGAAACGGTGGGCCTATCAAAGAAGGTATCATGTCCGGTATGAAAACAAAAGCTGCACTTGTAGGTGATCCAGTATTTCCAAAAGCAGCTGATGGTAGAGCTAAACATGGGTTTTTTGCAGCAATACCTTTTATAGGAGGACTTGCAGCTAGGATGGGTTTAAGTAGAGCAGCGACAGCTGTTGCAGGTCAAGGTGCAAAAAAAGTGGCACAAAAAACTTTACCATCTACAACTACACCCGTTTCGGGAACAGGTGGTGGATTTTTTAGAAATATTTTTACAACACAAAAACCTGCTCCATATAGTCCTGTAAGAATAGGACAATCTAAAGGTGCAAAAGAATTAGGAATGAAACCTAAAGTATTAGGAAAACCAGGTACTACAGTAAAAGATACAGTTCCTAAAAGTGACATTGCAACAACTACAGAACTTAAACCATACTTTGCAAGTGACCCTACAATTGCATTAGTTAGAGGTACTTATAATGCATTAACAAATCCTCAAGCAAAAGGTTTATTTGCTAAAGGTGCAAGATTTGTATTATCTCCAACAGGTTTAATTACAGGTGGTTATTTTGCTGGTGGTAAATTTTTTGATGGTGAAGGTAACGAAATACCTGCAGATCAAGCAGAAGATTTAGGTCTAACAGCAGGTGAAAAAATAGATGAAAAAGTAATTACAGGTGAATCTGATCAAGGCGGTAGAAAATTAACTAGAGATGAAGAAATAGAAGCAAATAGAAAAAGATACTATGACATGATGGGAGTTGATAGATTACAAAAAGGTGCTGTCTATGATACACTAATAGATGCAAGTAATCAAATAAGAGAAGGCGGTACAATAAAAGACCAATTAAAATCTGGTAGTCTTGCAAGTGGTGTTATTAATGCATTATCTAAAAACCTTGACAAGAGTGTTGATCTTAAGAGACAGATTGATGCTGCAATACTTAAAGCTGAAATTACAAAAGATGTAAACAGAGAAAAAGATCAATTAGATGCACAAGTAAAAAGAAAACAATTAGAAGTATACGATAAAAAATTAAAAGGTAATGATCTAAATGAAATTGCAGCGTTATATGCAAAAGACAACAGATCATTAAAAGGTCAAAACTTATACGCTGAGGCTACAAGGCAAGGCTTAGATATAAAAGGTATTTTTGATACAAAAGCAGTAGATGATTTTATGACTGATAATACAACTAAAACAGAAGCTGATTACATAAATGAAGAACAAAAAAGAAGAGTAAGAAATAACGAAGATTTATTACCACCTGGAGATTATGTTGTTGGTGGTAGAATCGTTACTATCAGTTCAGGTGGTTTGGTAAGCGACTTCGTATTTTAGGAGTAGATAATGGTCACTCTTATAGACACTAGATCAAAAAGTGATGTTGATAATAATAAAGTTGGAACTATAGAATCTATATTTTCTGGAGTTGCATCTGGTCTTATTGCAATACCAAAAGGTTTCTTTTCTTTAGGTGGTACGTTATTAGATCTTGGTGTTGATACAAACAGAGCAGCAAGAGTAGAAGCATTTTTTGATGATCTTACAGAATTTGATGAAAAAGCAGAAGCAACAGCCGCTGGTAGAATTACAGAGGCATTAGTTAATATAGGTATACCTGCAGTAAAAGGTTTTAAAATAGGAGCAAAGCTTGCAGAAGATGCAATGCGTGCTGGACGTAATGGTAAATATTTTAAAGCAACTAATCCCAATCTTAAAAAAGGTATTGATGAAGCATTAGAATTAAATGCACGTGGTAAGACAAACAAGTTTATTGCAGGTGCATTAGGTGGTGGTGTTGCAGAAGCTGTATTTGTTGGTGACGTAGAACAACTTGGTACGTTTGGTGACTTTGTTGGTGGACCAACTAAAGTAGATAGATCTACAGATGATGATCCTACAAGAGAATTATTAAACAGAGTCAAGTTTGGTGTAGAAGGTGCACTATTTACAGGTGTCATAGGTGGTACAGGTAAAGTTGTTAAAAGACTTACAGACAGAAACAAACAATTAGATGTAGCAAACTCAAAACTAGATGCATTTATAGATAAAATTGCATCAGGGTTCAGGGCACGTAGTGGTAAGACAGAAGAATTTTTTGGCATAGAAAGATTGTCTGTTGGTGAAAGAGCAGCTGATGCTGCGGGTGCTAGAAATATATCTAGAGAATTAGATCAAGCCATAGATAAGGTATTTCCACCAATAAGAACTGTAATGAACAAAGCTGATGCAGAAAAAAGAAAACAAATGCTTACACAAATAAACGATTTAATGTTGTCCGGTAAAGCTGAACTAGATGATCAAGGTGTTGCTACATTTGGTAAATTAGATGAAGCAAAAAAAGATGCATTGGTTAAAAAATTGAAAGACATGAATGTAGATGATCAAGTCGTTACAGATATACTTGCTAGTTTATCTACGATAAGAGGGAGATGGGCAGATTTATTTTCTAAGTTAGGAAGATCATTAGGCCAAAACGAAATACAAGAATTTAAAAGTTTATTTGGTAACAAGTTTAAAAACTATATTGGTTCTACATATGATATATTTCAAAATCAAAGTATCTTTCCATGGGTTAGATATAAACCAACTGATGAAGCTATAAAAGAAGCTAAAGAAGTATTTAAATCTAGTGCAAAAGAAGCTGGTGAAGAAATGACAGATCTTCAAGCAGAACAAGCTGTAACCAGAGTATTAAAAACTGCACGACTACCAAAAGGTATTAGAATGGATAAACCCTCTGATGCTATCTTTGAAGTGCCTGCATTTTTTGTAAACAGAACTACTCTTGATGATGTAGTAACTGATAGAGGATCGGCGTTAGTTTCTGCAGGTGCAATAAAAGAAGCAGATAGAAAAGTATTTGAAAAACTTTTAGGTAAACAACAAAATCCTATGCAAACTATACTAGGTGGTACAGCTAAACTATCTATGATTACAAGAAGAAATTTATTCTTTCAAGATCTTATAAGAAAAAATGATGAGCTCATAGCTGCAGGTAAAAAACCTATGTTTGTAGATAGTGCAGATAAAGCTAGACTTACTTTCGGTGATGACTTTCAACAAATAAGAATTGATCAAGCTAAGACACTTAGTGTTGCAGCAAAAGGTGGGTCAGTAAACCCACTTAATGAATTGTATACAACTAAAGGTATGGCAGAAGCATTAGAAGGCACGTCACTTTCTTTTGATAAAGCAGGTATGTTAGGTCAACTATATCAGAGTTTAGTTTTGTATCCAAAAGGTCTATCACAAATAGCAAAAACAATTTTATCACCAGTAACACATGTAAGAAACTTTGTAAGTGCCGGTGCGTTTGCAACAGCTAATGGTATTATACCTGATGGCCAAGCTATTAAGACAGCATATCAAGCATTACAGACACCACTAAAAGGCACAAGACAACAAAATGATTTGTACGAAGAACTATTAAAACTAGGTGTTGTAAACTCTAACGTAAGATTAGGAGATCTAACAAGGTTGCTTGAAGATGTAAACTTTGGTGAGACCATGACGTCAGACAAAGGTTTAAGAATGTTACTCAAACCATTATCAAAATTAAAATCTGTATCACAAGATTTATACACAGCTGAAGATGACTTTTGGAAAATAGCATCATGGGCTATGGAAAAAACAAGATTAGAAAAAGCTCTTGCAAACAAAGGTGTAACTAGAGGTATGACAATAAAAAGAAATGGTGTTGATATAACTGTTGATGAACAATTTTTTAAAGAAGAAGCTGCCGACATTGTAAAAAATAATATACCAAACTATGATTATGTATCTGATTTTGTTAAGTCGTTAAGAAAACTACCTATTGGAAACTTTGTATCATTTCCTGCAGAGATAGTTAGAACAGGAACAAACATTGTAAGACGTGGTCTTAGAGAGATAAATGAAACATTTGAATTACCTGATGGAACTATTATAAAACCATTTGAAGGTATAGGACATACTAGATTATTTGGTTTCGGTGCTACGGTTGCAGCTGTACCATATGCAACTCAAAAAGCTTTTCAAGCTATCTACGACGTAACTGATGAAGAAAGAGAAGCTATTAGAAGATATGTTGCAGACTGGTCAAAAAATTCAACTTTGTTACCTATAAAAAATAAAGATGGCTCTTTTCAATATGTAGATTTTAGTCACGCTAATGCATATGATACATTACTTAGACCTATACAAACTGTAATAAATGCTGTTGCCGATGGTAGAACAGATCAAGATGGTTTAATGGATGATTTTATTGCAGGTACATTTACATCAATGAAAGAATTTGCATCACCATTTATATCTGAATCTATTTGGACTGAAGCTGTAGCAGATATTTTAGCAAGAGGTGGTAGAACTAGAGATGGGTTTCAAGTATTTAATCCACAAGATCTAGCTGGAGATAAAGCACAAAAAATTATGGCACACTTAGTCAAAGCACAAATGCCTTTTTCATTTGAACAATTAAAAAGATTAGATAGATCTATTGAATCTGTAGATGTTTTAACTAAAGGTAAGTTTGATAAATATGGTCAAACATTTGAATTTGGTGATGAGTTTGCAGGATTGTTTGGATTTAGAGCTGTAAATATAAATCCAGAAAGAAGTATTAATTTTAAAATAGCAGACTATCAAAGAGGTGTAAGGGAATCTAGATCATTGTTTACTAGAGAAGCGTTACGTGGTGGACCAATTGAACCATATGAAATAGTTGAAGCATATCTAAATGCTAACAGATCTTTATTTGATGTAAGAAAAAATTTTAAAAAAGATATAGATGCAGCAAGAGTTTTAAATATAAGTGATGATGAGTTTAGAAATGCAACAGGAAGATTGTCTGCAGCAGATGTAAACGCAATAGATAATAATATATTTAGGCCTATAAACATATCTCCAGATATAAGAGGAGCATTTAGAGAAAACGCTGCTAGAATTGGAGTAGCTGATCCATTAGAATCAGCTGCAAATATTATTTCAAATCTATCGGAACAGATGAGAAATGTATCATTAAATGAAGCAAACTTTCCTTTCTTTGAAAACCCACTAATACCTAGTGCACGAACAGAAACACCAGTAACACCAAGCACGCTAAATCTACCTGGTATTGATAGTAATTTGATATCAAGAACAGTTAATACCAACAGTTTAAGCAAC